TCGTATTTACTTTTCATAATATTGACATCTTTATGAACTAGTTGAATATTACTCAAAACATATCCTTTGTTGCTATCTATTCTATCTATCGAGGCAGTATGGTTTCGTCCTATGTCTGCCCAACCTATCGGTAATCCCGATAATTTACAAACTTTGTCTTGCTTTTCGTACAACCCCCAAACGTCTTCTACTTCTATATTCCACTTAATCCCTCTTGCCTCTGCGCCTCTTTGAAATCCGTAAAACCAAGAGAGCTTAAGTTGATTGTAAGTATAATGTGGCTTTGTATTATTTACTATTGCTGAACAAGCTCTACAACGTTTATTAAGTAAAAATGAATGTATTGCATAATTCCTACGTAAATAAGATTGTTCAACACCACAATGCCCACACTTTTTATACCATCTTTTGCCCCTTTTGGTTACACCTTTGGGGGCGATCATTACATTACCACTTTACTTTATCAGCCCAATAAGCGGCTGACATCTTACCCTTCTTTATATTCTTTCCATGTCTGGCCTTAAACGATTTACGCTTAGCCTTCATACGCGCAGATTCCCCAGCTTTAGGTTTCCCTGCTGTACTAGCGCCTTTTTGACCGAACCGAATAATTTTTTCTTTGCCCCCCTCGCACGCTTTGACTGCGTGAGATTTCTTTGGGTGCTTTGGAGTACTTCTAGGCTTGTTACAAGCCATAGATTGTTTATTGAGTTTTCTACGCATTAGTCACTTCTTTCTAATAAATGAACACGAACTTGAAGATCATGAATATGCCCTAGAATTTCTTCTTTGAGTTCTTGTCGTGCGAACGCGTTGCCTGGACTAGGAACTATTACCCCAGACGGACTTATAAGTTGCATTTGATTTGCGCGGATTAACTGTATATCAGCTTGAATTTCTCCAACAGAACTAATGACCCACCACATAGCCGCTAGCAAAACTGGAACTAAACTAGCCAGTGCTTTGGGCAGGTCAAAGTTTCCCACAGTTCTATCCGTAAATTAAAGTGACAGCTGCACCACCGCCTATATCCACAAACACACCTTTTTCGCATAATATTCCTTCACCTGGAATACCTACGGTATGTTGACCTGCTACAGAAGCGGGTAATTTTAAAACTACCTCACCTGAAGCTGCTGAAGCATTGTCATGGAAAATTAGAGGGTCGCCAGGAGTAGCCACAGCGTAAAAGACACCTTTAATCCGTGTCCTAAAGTTAGCCATAGCTCCATCACCAGTAGCAAACGCCGATTTAACATCGTATTGCATGGTTTACCTCCTAATTAAGATCCGCTACCGTCTGTTCCGAAAGTAGTATCGTATACATGGTAATGAACACGCATAGTAATGTTTCCGCCAGTTGCTGCTGCAGCACCTACACCACCAGTAATTTTAACAGGGTAGTCAGTACTCATAACGAAGCCAAAGTCATTACCTACAGTTGCTGTAGCAAAATCAAATACTGTATGACCTGCATCAGCGTCACCGTTATCAATCAAACCATCAGGGTCTGAAGCAGGTGTGTCTGTTTTAACTTCTATCCAACCAAGATCAAACGTAGGGTTTGTACCGCCTGTAGCGTCCGCTTCTACTTCAATATAAGTAACAATAGCGTTCTTAGGAAGAATAACTGAAAGAGCAGAATTGCCTGTTGCAGCTGAGCCTCTACGAAGTTCTGTAGTTGTAGCTGCTGTGGGGTCTGCCATAAAAGCAGTTGCGACTAAAGAAACTGCTCCCGCAACTTGTGGATCTTGTGTTCTTTGGGCATCACCGACTCTTAATGGGCCGGAAAAAGTAGTAGTAGCCATTGTAAATCCTTTCGTGTAATAGCACTTCTTATATCGTCTCTATTAAGTCTGCTAGGTCAGTCGATATAAGTTATATGTATCCTAGTACGTACAGTATAGATTAAAAAAGGGGGGCTTGTAACCCCCCTTCCCTTGTTGCTTTGTTATGCGCCTTGTGAGCCAAACATACCAAGTGGATCAGACCACCCGAATGAATAACGTTCACGAGCCTTATAACGGACATTACCTGTGTCAAAGTCCCCGTCCATAGAGTTAGCCATAGGCGAACGAACGAAGTGCTTCATACCATTAGGTACGTCAGTTGAAAGGAACCAAGCATCGGTATCTGTCAAGAAATGGTTAACTGTGTAACCCTCTGGGATAGAACCGTTGTTTGCAAGTGCATTGATATCATTGTCTGCCGTGCCTGGTCGTCCATCAGTCTCTAGGAGTCTGGTAGCAACGAACATTAGGTTTGGTGGAACAATGAGTTTACGGGGCTTAGCAGCAATCAGTAGGCCACGCTCGTCTGTCCATGCAGCAATTTGAATTACTGCGGCCTCTAGAGAAGTCTCATTAAGGTCAGCTTGGACAGCTGGAGTGTTACTGTTTGTGCCGCCACTTACTAGCGGGTGTGCAGTAGAGAATAGAGGAACTCCGTCTCCACCGTTTTCACCAGCAGTAAAGCCGCTGTTAAGAACTCCTGCTGCTTTGGTCTGCTTAGTGAATGCCATAGCACGAGCCAACGCTTTGGTGTAACGAGATGACAATGAGTCATACAAGTTATCCTCGATGGCTTCCTCAGTAAGAGAAAAACCAAGCGAAATGGTTTCGTGATTGTAGCGAGCAGTCCAAGCCTCTTGTGCATTATCGTAAGCGATAGAGTTACCCTCATCCTTCACAGGTGCTGCCGCGAAGCCGGATAGCTTTGTCTCTTCTTCAAATGAACGCTCAGAAGTTTCAGTTTCAAAAATCTCCTTGTGCTCTTCACCATATCGGCTGTATTCCATACCGAAAAGGGCGTTAAGACCAGGAAGGAGTTCTTTTAGTAGTTGGGCGCGTGAAATAGCCATTTACATATCTCCTTATAATCCAACGTTATTCAAATATGAATGAGCGCTGGGGTTAAACTTTACCAACACATCTGTAAATGCGTCTCCAGGTTCGGAAACAAAATCTACGATGCGGAAGGCAGCGGCGGCTGTTTGGACAGTAGCATCCAAAGCACTTGTAGAGTTACCAGTAGCAGTGCTACCAGTAGATGTACTCTGTGCAGCAGCGAAGAATGTATTATTACCCAAAACTGTTTGTGCACCAGAACCATCTAATTGAGCTTGGAAAGCTACAGATGGGTCAGTAATCACTTTAGCTTTAATTTCTCCACCATTAGCAGTACCTGATGGATAATATTGAGCGTTGATGACTTGGCCTTGAGCATTAATATACTCACAACCAACAAATACACCAATAGCGCCTACACCAGAACCGCCAAGGTTGTTACTAGTAATGTCAGCACCAGTAGCGGTTGATAGGGCGATATACCCGTCAGCGCCAATGATAACGACTTGTCCATAAAAAATGTTGGTGGCTTCACCAGCTGGATCAATCAGAAAAGTATCTGTTGCACCAGCGTAAGGCATGCCATCAACCCGATTAATAGGCCGAAGCCCATATGGGGCAGCTACAGTAGCCATGTTATAACCTCTCTAAAAAAAATTATTTACCTTTACCGAATGACGTAGTAGAACGCTTTTCTTTAAACAAAGGCATTCGTTGATCATTCTCCCTCATGAAATTGTTGTCTACAGATTCCATTTGAGACTCGTTTTGCTTCGTAAAGTATTCTCTACGTTGGTCAACCATCTCATCAGGCATTGTGCAAAGCAACAAACCCGCGACCTCAATGTTGTCTTTGAAACGACTATTGGGATCAACAAGCATTTGTAAATGTGGTTGTTCGCTAGCCAGAACAGGTTCCCAGCCTTCTCGCATTTTGGACGAGACGTTACGTGGGTCTTGTTGGCCTAACATCGCAACCCGAACCCAGCGGTACGTAAACCCAGGTTTTCGGTTTGGTTCTGGAAGTACTTCAGGTCGTACCCATTGTTTTGGTCGTTCCTGTGTATCGCGTGATTCTAATTCGCGTGCAAGTCTAGTATCTTTACTATTATTAGCCATTTTGGTTCTCCAATCTCCTAAGTTCTTTAGCGTATTGTTCAGGTGTCAAGCCAAGTTTTTTAGCTAGAGCTACCTGTGACTGCTTTAGTACGATCCGTTTGGAAGATGTACTTCGGGATGCTGGTGCAACCACTGTGGCGGGTTTGTTTTCTGCACGAACAGGCTTGCCGCCCCCGTCCGTAGAATTGTCTTCCCCAAAATACTCAGGGAATCTGCGGCGCATTGTGTTGTCAACGTCCGACCAATAATCATCTGAACCTACATAAGCATCGCCTTTTTGCCGAACTAACTTTTGGTGAAACCCTAGGGCCGCCGCAGTCATTTCTTCATCAGACCCGTACCAAGTATTGCGCTCTTGCCACGCCATCGTCTTGGAGTCTAGTTGAGGCTTAACAGCTTCAGTTGATGTACTATTTACACTATTTTCTTCCTCTTGTCTAGGAGGTCGATAACTTTCAATTTGCTGTCTTCTGAAGTTTGCATCAGAAAGTTTAGTTTGAGCGTCAACAATAGAGTCCGTATCACCTGATTCATACGCGTCTTTATAGGCTCGTTTAGCCATTTCAGTCTCGTATTCAACAGATTTTTTAGCGGTGTTTAAATACGCTTCACGGCCTTTTTTAGCTTCTTCTTGGAGTTTTTTGTTTTCCTCCATAGCTTTTTTAGCCATTTCTACCGCTTGTTGTTGCTCACGTTGCGCAGATTCTTTAGCACGGCGTTCATCATGCCACACCTTTTTCATCTGCTTAAAACGTTCTTTTACACCATCCGAATAGCTATCTAGTTCATCTTTCTCTAGATCTTCAACTATTTCTTTAGGCATTGGAGACCTATTACGGTCTGCTTCAGGAGTATCATCTTCAACTTTGAGTTCTACTTCTTGTTCTTCGCCTTCTATTTCAAAGTCCAACTCTTCCTGATCTACTTCTTGTTTCTCAGCTTCTGCCATAACCCTCTCCTAACTACGCGATATGCCACGAGGATCTTCTACAACCCCCTCAACACTATCGTCGTTAATGATCCGAAATTCTTTACCATGAATTTTTAAACGGGTACCCGCATGTGGTCGAACGAGAACAAAGTCTCCTTCTTTACACCAAGCTCCACTTGGGAAACGGTCTTTGTCTCTATAACAATCCGGCCCCATCTTCATAATAAATAAAACAGTAGTCAGTAAATCCTCGTTAGTCATAGTAATGTCTGCTTTAGCGAGGCCACTTTCATACTCTTGTTCTTTGTCGGGGATTGCACACAAAATGCGATAACCAGAGGGTTCTGGTAGTTGCTTAGCTTTACGCTCAGCAGTATCAGGTAATGTTGTTGCTTCTTCTGGATTATCGGGGTTCGTGCCGATAAGAAGTTCACTCATTGTCAGTTTCCATCCTTTCTGATGTTTCGGTTAGTATATTTTTTGCTAGTAGTAAACCTCTATAGATTCCGCATGTATGTTTGTATTCCGCGTAGTCTTTAGCGTGTCCTACTGCTAAGTCCTGCTCTATGGTTGTTAATTCTCCATCTACCCTAGTAATAAGATAATTCAGGAGGTCGTTACTCACTCATCTTCCTTTCTTGGTTGTTGCTGATTCTGTTGCATTTGCTGCATTGCTTGGTCTTCGTTAGATATTTCTCTAGCTAAATCAATACCCATACGCAGTTTAGCTTCTTGTTGCTTAGCAGTTAAATTTGCTTCATCTGTAGCAATCCTTGCTCCAACTTGTAGCCCTGCAATACGTTCTTGAGCCGCAATACGTTCTTTTTCGAGTTCCAAACGATCCATTTTTTCTGACGCATCCAGAGCGACTTTCTGTTGTTTCGTTTGTGCTTCTTGTTGTTTGATCTGCAACTCTTGTTGTTGCATTTGAACGATTGGATCTTGCGCGGCTTGTTGCGCTTTTTGTTGCGCCACTTCTGCTTTGTTTCCTTGTAAGACTTGTTGGGCAGCTGCCGCAGCGAGTCGAGAAATTTCAACTTCTGTATCTTCATCCATTTCAGCATTTGGCGCTGGGTATGGAACACCCGCAGCTTTTTCAATCTGTTTGCGATATTCAAAAGCTAAGTGATCTTGTATGTGTGCGGCTAG